AGGCGCTTGGCTTCTGGAGAGGTCATAGCTATTAAGTTATAGAGATAATCGTCAGGAGTTGGAAGTAACGGGGTCATGCGCGGCCTTTACGTGCTCGGTTTTTAGATGCTTTTTCAAGAAATGTTTTACCATTTTTTCTGTGTGAGACATCTTTACCGTCACCATTGCCGTAGGTTCCCCGTTTTCTGTTTTCTTTGTTAAGTGCAGATCGTTTCTTGATCTGTAGTTTAGATGCGTCGTACTTTTTTTGATACGACTTATAGTTACCGTTGGCGTATTTAGCGCCTTTGTATTTAGACGTTCGAGCCATGCAGTCTCCGTTGTACAAGTTCAGGATCAACTGTAGGCATAACAGCCGCTAGTTTAGACAGTGGGTTACCCTCAAGGGCGACACCACTAATGTCATTTGTCTTAAGCCAGTCGCAAGCTGCTTTTAGATCAGCTGTAGAAGCCTCACCCGATTTAATACGGGCAAGAAATTCTTTAGTAACAAGATTATGCAGCTCGTTAAACTGGTCTTCTGTAGCTTTTTTCTTAGGCATTTTTAAGTACGATTTGATCTAATTTGTTTTCAATGCGTACCATATGATCTTCCATGCGGCTAAGTAAATCAGCCAGTTCGGCTTTTTTAACGTAGTCAGAAGCAACAGTTAGCTCTATACCGTCAAGCCGACGATCAAGTGCACTAATACGTTCATGGACGCTGTTTATTCGATTGTGTAATCTGTTATTTAAAGCAGCGCCACCCGCGACAACGGCAACAGCTAGGCTAACAAATGCTTCACTCATTTTCTACTGCCACTATAGGTACAACGTCATGACACAAAACTTCCACACGAGAACCAGGTCTAAACATAAACCCAGCTTTCATAATCTCGGTGCATTTGAGTGCCCTCACAAGTTCATAGTCAAGACGCATTTTTTCTTCGTGTTTTTTGGCTATGCTTTTACATAGCTCTATCATTCCACCATCCAAAGGTACACTAAAATTGAGCTGTGCACCAAAGTTGTTACTCCTAACGTAACCAGTATTTTCAAAAGGAATGGTGTCGTTGCCCATGTAAAACGGGCTAAATTGCATCGTAGCGCCGTTACAGCTGCTGTTAGATGCGAAGTATTGCCGAGATGGTGCTCCATTGTTTTGGAATTGTACGGCTTGGTTTGTTACATTACCTGTAGCCGCAGCTACTGGGTTAGATGTATTTTGAACTTTAGGGTCGTTATTAGCAAATGCTGGGTTTATTGAGAGAAGACCGATAGCGAGGTAGTGGTAGAAGTTGATTCGATTACTTCTTCGACTACGATGTTTTCTACTACCCCTGCATCCCGTACCACAGTCTCTAATTGAAACTGATCTCCGGCTGTGTGTACTGAATAAGTTGTAGAATCGTTCAAGATATCCCCACTGGGGACTACGTTGGTTCCAGACCATGACTTGTAATCACCACCATAGATATTTGTTTCAATCGTACGATCGATGTCTACAGTAGTAGTCGTGGTGGATTGCATACTACCCTGTGTAAAATTAGGTGTAACTTGCTGGGCAGCAGCAGGGCTAGCCAGCATCAACAACAAAATAAGACGTTTCATTCTTCTTTCTTTTTAGATTCAGGAGGTTTAGGGTTTGTTTTGGTGTTTGATGTGGTTAATCCGAATGTAGCAAGCGCTCCTGTAAAAACACTAGCTACGAATGTTATGTCGCCACCGCTTTGTCCTTTTTTAATCATAGGAAGATCAACGTAATTAAGTGTGATAATAAAACCACTCCATACGACAACGCCTAGACGGACAAAAGTACCAAGGATTTGCAATTCATCCTCAGTGTTTTCCTTTACTTTATCTAAGAAACTTTTTGTTCCTTCTTTTTTGTTAACTTGCTCCATGTTTGCTTGAATACTGGTTTAAGTAGCATCACAATGTATTTGAACAAAGACGTAGCAGTTAGGGTGGCAGCAACACTAATAAATGCTGTTGTAGCTGCAGTTGTCATGATAGTAGTTGTAGGCATAGGAACCTCAATGTCCGTAAACGGAATTTCTACTATCTGTGCTTCAGGTGGTAATGACGTTTTAGCTGGTTTTGTTTCAGCATCCTTTTTAGGAGCTTCGTCCTCCGTGTTAACCCCCTCAATACCTGGTGGTGGCCTGAGGGTGTTAGGAGGGACTACAAGGGGCTTGTAACTAGGTAACTGAGCCCTTGGTACCTCTAACACCGCTTCAGGCATTACAGGCGCTTCTGGAAGCGTTAGAGAAGGAAACGACGGTGGATTAATCCAGGGGTCCACCGAACAATCCGCGTTCGATAAATTTTACTGCTTCATCATCAACAGTGTTGTCGCTTTGTTCAGCAAGTTTCGTCAAAAGGTCAACGATAAGACGCTTAACTTTTTCAGAGTTAAGAAACGAAAAAAGAATTGGACGGATAAGGGTGATCATAATTGATAGTTAGTAAATTAACGAGGGTCAACAAACGAAGGGTTAAGTTCCCAACCGTTGCTTTCCGTATAAAGATACTTGTGACTCCAAAAGTCTTCAGGCTCTGCCACGTTTTCAAACAAAGTATGGTCGCTTGAATTTGCGAAAGAAATAATTTTCCTTTCAGGATCTCCGATAGAAACTTTTTCAGCACCCAAAGTTACATGCTCAGAATCTGCAAATAAATAAAGAGCCATGTTTGTACTATTTTCAACAAGAGTTTTCATAAATTACATCTAAAATAAATTAACCTTTAACAATTAATTGAGTTGCAGAAACAGCAGTTCCAGCAAAGACGGATGTAGAAGCTGGTGTTGTTCCTAATGTACCGTCAAGTTGGACATAATAAGCTTGTCCAGGCGTTAAACTTGACTGTGCATCATCGACGGAACCAACAATTTGAATGGTTGCAGTAGCACCATTTGCATAAGCTCCATCCGAAATGCCAATATAATTTTCTGCAGTAAGGTTTGTGCTCGTTGCACCCATGGAAAGGGTTGCGCCAGTACCTTGGTTGCTATTACCACCATCACGGAATGCTGCAACAAAAACATCATCTGTAGTGCTATAGCAAAGTGCAGTTTGGTCACCTGCATCAGTAGTCAACTGAACAGCAGTACCAAAATCTAAATTAGATCCATTCACTGTAGCTTCAACGGACTGCAATCTGTTTGAGTTATCGCTGTCTCTATAAAAAATAGTTACATTTTGATCATCTGGATTGTAAGCTGCTGAAACATGTGCAGTTGATCCAGCCTCAAATTCTCCAATAGTATCTTTAGTTACAACACTACTGCTGTTTACACTTACAGCAAGTGCCTTGCCTTTATTACTGTCGCTAGCGTCTACATAAGCAATAACTGTTTTTTGTGCATTTGCATCATAAGCTGCAGCGATGTAGGTTGTAGTCCCACTTTCAAATTCTGTTTCACCGCCAAATGACATTGAACCATTACTATCTGATGCTGTAACTGTGCAAATAACAATATGACCTCTGTCATTATCATCATCATCTTGATAAGCAATAACGATTTTGTTAACGCTTGCATCAAATGCTGTTGACAACCAGACACCAGTACCACTAACAACTTGCTCAGTGCCAGATACGCTGACTGAATTAGAATCTGTTTTAACTACAATGCCTCTTGTTTCTGCAGTGCCATTAGCCCAACATCCAAAACAACGTTGAGCATTTGAATCGTAAACCATTCCAGTTCTATTACCACCGCCAGTGGCATTATAATAGGTATTGGGTGATCCAAATGTAATGTTTGAACCATTGGGGTTTCCAACCACAAGAGTCATCTTGTCTGAATTAGCAGTGTCTTTATAATGAATAACAACTCTATCGGCAAGTTCATCATAAGCCATGCTAATTCCGCCAGCTCCGGAATCAAATTCTACCGGCGAGCCAAAAGTAATGTTACCGCTAGAAATAGTTCCAAGCACAGCCTTACCCTTATTACTGTCACCTACGTCTTTATATGCAACAACAACTTTATCGGCGTCAGGGCAATAAACAGCAGCAATATCTTCCGTATTACCACTTTCAAAAGCAGCTTCTGTACCTAAACCGGTGCTAGTAACAGTACCGCTAACAACAGAAACAGTACCATCAGAGTTAACAATTACTGTAGCTCCATTAGTCAATGCTCCAGAAGCTGTTGCAGTAAGGGTTCCACCACCACCAGCATTGTTATCTACATAAGCTTTAGTAGCTGCATGACTATCTGCAGTTGGGGTATTGACCGTAAGAGTGCCAGTTACAGTTGCTCCAGCGCTAGTGGTTTCAAACTTTTTGGAGTTGTCGTGATAAAGACTGACAGCACCATTACGAGTAAACTGCGCCATAGTTTCGTGATTAGCGTCACCGCCGGAAGTACCACGAATGTTTAATGTACCTGATCCAAGTCTGGCATCGATAAATTTGTTGGCATCAGAATCGCCCATCAGGTTGAGTTCACCCCTGAGGACTAAATCACTTGAAATATCAGCAGACCCATCAACATCCAGGCTGTCGCATTGAACCTCGCCAGTTACGTCGATACCGTCTGATTTGGTTGCAAGTTTTTCTGAATTGTCATAATAAATCTGTACAGCACCATCATCATTACATAAAATAGAATTTTCGCCAGATTTTGCTTGAATGAAGATATTTCCACCATCGTCATCATCTACATTACTTCTAATAAATACAGAGTTTGTATTATTGTCTATGAAACTATTAGTGCCATTGTGGTAAATCTGTAAATCATTACCAGCACCAAATTTCAGTTTGTCATGATCACCAAAAGTCGCTGTAGATCCAAATGATACATCACCAGTAAATGTAGAAACACCAGAAACGTTTATATTATTAATTCCTGTTATATCCTTAGAATTAGCATCTAAGTTTCCACCAAGGGTAGGTGTAGAGTCTCCAGAAATAACTGTCGTAATACCAGTAAGGTTAGTAAACGCTAAAGAACCATTAAAAGTAGTTGCAGTAATAACACCGGTGATATTAACATCACCTGTGCCGTTAATTGTTT